CCATATTCCTGCATAAGCAGATTGGCAAGCTCCTGCTTTGTGAGAAGCCTTTTATTTGCAGCACCCAGAACAGCTGTCTGCATTGCAGTGTTGTTCCGCATGTAGTTAATCATTTTAAGAGAAGTAACAGCTTTGTTTACTACATAGCCATTGCCTTCTGCTACAGCTACCATTTTCTGGATATCGCCCATGATATCTGCATCTGGCTTAGACCAATCAGTAAGCGTTACTTTTGCACTTGCTGGAACGCCATAGTCAATTCCCATGTCAACATGGTTCTCTTTGATTGTTACAGCTCCAGTGGAAAGGAACTGTCCTTTCATAACATTTGCTCTTGTAACAACGCTCTCGAACAGTCTGGCTGCATCATCAAATACAAAGTTTTTCAGTGCTTCATTATCCGGCACACCGTTTTCAATTGCCTGCCGTAAGTTTTCAGACTGATTGATTTTTCTCTTAATGAAGAGTTTTTCAGTCAGGACTTTTTCAAATCCAGGTCTTGTTCCGATTTCTGCTTCGCTATCAAGAGCGTGGACAAATGCAACTTCCGGTAGATTCTGTCCAGCCATAAGTCTGTAATACTCTGCTTTCAGATACTGGGTTTTTGTATCTGGGAAAATGGTGTCAAGAATACCTGGTCTTTTAACGCTGAAATTCTGAGAAAAGTTAAGTCTTTCTTCTTGGGTAATTGATTCCAAAATATTAAATGGCATTTGTCATACCTCCTTAAAATACTGGGTCTTCTGTGACTACAAAAACGATTCCGGCTTTTTCAAGCTCTGTTTTTGCAGTAGTGTCAACTGTTACTGGAAGTCTCTTTTCAAGAACACGGCCTGCGACAATCACGGAAATTGGTCTCTTGGTATCATCTGTCATATCAACATCTTCAAATACAATGCCGATTGCGCCTGTCGCATTTGTTGGATATACGGAACCTGCTTTGATAATTTTCTTAGTTCCAACTGTTTCAGCATTTGTCTGATCTGCTGTGTAGGTTTTGAGTACAAGTCCGACCTCGGATTCAAGAATATTTGGAGTGGACTCATACTGCTCTGTTTTCATAAAAGCCATTATTTATATCTCCTTTACTTAAATATTTACAGGGGCGTTACCGTCCACTGATTTAGTTTCCTGGTTCTTTTTTGCTGAGTAAGCTTTTGCAAATTCAGCAGCATCACTTTTTACTGTAGCTTTCCCACCGCTACCACCACCCGGATTCGGAGTGTTTTCCAATGCTTCCTTCTCCCAAGCTGCTTTTGCGGTATCAAGTGCTGTTTTATTTGCTTCGGAAACTCCCTTAACAAAAGTTTCGACTTCTTTCATTGCATCTTCTGGTTTCTCATACGGTGCAGATGCGTATGCTTTAATAGCACTCGCGTATGTTTCGGTTGAAAGTCCTGCATTTGCGAACATAGAAGTAATTTCACTGGTAAGGGCTTTTTTGTTGGATTCTGCAAGCGCAGCTTTCAAATCAGCTAACTCCTTATCCACTGCTTCCTTTTCTTTCTTGCGTTCAGCTTCTAGCCGTTCTGCTTCGGTCATGTTCTGCTTTTTCAACTCTTCCAACTCTTTTTCCAGGGAATCTGCTTTTTCAGCTTTTTCCTTCAGAGAAACATTTTTGTCTTTCTCTTTCTTAGTTTCAGCAGAAATAGAATCAAGAAGCTTAGAAACCTGTTCCTCGGAAGGTTCTGCAACTCCCATACCGATAAGTGCCTGTTTTGCCTGTTCTCTTGTCATTGAAATCTCCTTTCTTCCAGTCCAATACGCTTTTTCAACACGGTTCGCTCCGCACATGGTCTGTACCCGATTTACGCTCACGGGCTGTTGCAATTTATTTGATTTTGGGTATTAAAAAAGAAGCCTTAGATTTCTCTAAAACTCCTTAAATAATCGAAATTTGGTTCATTCTTCGTTAGATGGAGAATTTGCCATTGGTTCTGTTTTGGACGGATTTTGAAACTTTCCGTCAAGTAATTGCTGTGCTTTCTGCATTTCCGCTTCCGGGTCTGCCAGTTCCGGGTAAATAGTTCCCAGATACGGTAAACTCATTTCGTAGACTTTCTGCGGATCACTGAAAAGCCCACAAGTAATCAGTGCAATAAGCGGATGAATTTTATTTTTGAACAGATAATCAAGTGCCTGTGCTTTTACAAGCATATTGTCTGTCGGGTTTCTGGTTATCTTTAC